CCTACGTGGGGCTTTATTGATTCTATTCGTCTTCGGTATTGGTCATGCCCAACTGTTCCATTGTTATAGCTAGACCTTCGTATAGCGTATCAATGTCAGTCTGTTGTTTTCCACACTTATAGGCTAAAAGTAAGGAGATTACCAGATTTGTAATGACGAGACCTTCAAACAATGTCATTACAAGTCCTCATGAAGTTTGATAAGTCGGCGTTCATACCACTCAGCCTTCTTCAAGTCCTCAACACCATTCTTATATCGCCATCGGTGTAGATACTTTGCGATATTCCCTCGGAGGTATCCGATGTATTCCTCTCGTGTCAGGAAGTCTTCGATGTAGTCGATACATTCAATCTTTCCTTGACCATAGTGGATTGGTCGATCTACAGGATTAAACGGCTTACCTTTATCTTCTTCGTACTCATGCATTTTAGTTGCTTCCCATTTAGCCATTGTTATTCCCTCTTCTGTAGCTCTTACCCACGCATCACGTACCCAAGCATCTGTCATCAGATACCCTCTGCGTAGAATGTTTTAACCCACATCTTTGTGATGTCAGACCGAATGATGTCGTCCATATTGAACTCAATGATTGGTACAGGCAGCATATGCTTTTTAGCCATATGAATAACCTTTGTGAGGCCATCAGCCTCCTTTAGGTCACTCTGCTGTACGTCACCATTAAGAACGATTGTAGTACCCTCCCCAACTCGTGTCAGAAGCATCTTAAGCTCATGTGTAGTGATGTTCTGTGTTTCATCGACAATAATAAAGGCATTGTCAAAGCTACGTCCCCGCATAAGTGCAAGAGGGGCCATCTCAATGTTACCCGCCTTGATGCCTGTTTCCACTGCACCCTTCCCCAGATGCTTCTCTAATACATCTAGGACTGGTAATGCCCAAGGCATTGTCTTCTCCTGCAAGTCCCCCTTAAGAAAGCCTAGTTCCTTCCCTACAGCTACGTGAGGCCGTGTGATGACGATCTTATCAATCTCCTTCATCGTGTATAAGTCAGCAGCATATGTCGCTGTAACATACGTCTTACCTGTACCAGCAGGACCAAGAATAAACACCTGACGACTGCTCCTCAAAGCCTCCAGTAGTTTCCCTTGGTTCTCTGTCTTAGGTACAATACCAGACAGGGGCTTACTCTCTGCCCCTTTGTAGGTAGTCTTACGACGGGAACGTGTCTGCTTCTTTGGCGGCTCTTTATCGCTCATAGGTTAACCAACTCTGCTGATGTATATGGGATGTGGAAGAACTGTTCTCCCTTCTTGATGTAGCGGCCCTTGGCTTCCTTTAGGCTCTCTGGCGTTAGTAGTGTGTCTTTGATACGCCATGCCTGTTTGAAGTCAGGACGGAAGATATAGAAGTTTAAGACACCATTAACATCCTTATGCTTATCTAACAATCGTTGTTTACGTTCTGGGATACGAATATCTTTCCAGTCTGTAGGCCAATCTGAGGTCCATGCAGTTTTAACCTCAGCTTCATTGAAGTATGTAAAACCTCCTTTTTGAGAGACGACATCAACATTGTAGTTCTCTTCGTTATTAACAATCGTATGGCCCTTAGCCTCTAAATAAGATACCAGAGCATCACGGGCTGGTTCATCATATGCACGATAGAGGGCTTGACTAAATGGTTTTCGGTAACCTGCCATTATAACGTAACTCCTACAAATAATTCTTTAAGCTCAGTATATCCACCAACTAACTCCCCAGTAGGGCGGAAGATTTGTGGGACGGTAGTAATGCCAGAGGATTTAAGAAGAGTAAGAACCCACTTATTGTCAGCCTCTTGGACATTGTAGACCTTGTATTGCCTGTTGTTACCCTGAAGTAGTGATTTAGCGTTGTCGCAGAAGCTACAGTTATCTCTCGTAATAATAACCCACATTGATGTATGTCCCTTGTTATTGTTTGGTATCAGTTAGGGGAATTGAACCCCTCAACAACTGCGCCACTGACGCCTAAGATAGCTGTTGTTGTCGGCAAACCTGCACTGACGAATAGCAGTTTAAACACATGCTTAGGTTTTTAGCAATTAGAAAGTGAAGTTCACACCAACTACCGTGTCAGAGTAGTCCAGTTGGTCGTCAAACTTGACTTTACCGTAGACATCCACACTAGAGTTGACGTAGTACGTGACACCAAGGCTGGCCGCTTCAAACTGAATGTCAGAGGCAGTTGGCTTGATAAAGAGCAAGTCAGCAGTCAGGTCAAAATAGTCGAGGGAGTAAGTTGACCCAACGGATGCCTCAAAAGAATCACCCTCTACAGAGTATTCAGCACCAGAGTTAAAGGTCAGGGCATTGTTAGCGGACGCAGTTGAAGCCATTGCAACAGCAGCGAGGGAGAGAATAGTGGTTTTCATACTTGTATTTCCTTATAAGGTTTAAGTTTTAAGCAGTTTAAACACATGCTCAGGTGTGTAGTCTTACGTTAAGTCAACGATCTCACAGCTATCACCAGAACACGCTAATGTCTGACTACCTGCTGTATTATCCTCTTGTTCATACTCCGATAGTTTGGTCCAGTCAATAGAGGCTGGCATAGTTTCTAGCAAGGCTTCGTATGTTTCTCTGTCGCAGTCCTGATAAGGTGCCTGTTGATACGTGTGTTCGTTAAACGGCAAGAAAGACACACCAGACATCTCATCAAAGTGTTTGTAGACAAAGGCACCAACCTCAAACCATTCGTCCTTCTTGACATTGATTGTCACGGAGGGCTTATGTTCACACCAACTACGCTGGTAGGCCAACCACATCTCAAGCTGTTCAATGGCAGACATATCAGCAGTTACCACTGCACCTGTAGGAGCTTTCATAGGGAAGCTGAAGACCGTAGTTTGATCTGGCTTCATTACGTCAGGCTCGTTAGGGATGCCTTGGTCACTCATAAACTGTGTCAGAGGGTCTTTATTGTCACCACGCACAGTACGAACATAATAGGCGGAGTGGCGAGCATGAATACCGCTGGCAGAGTCAACAAGCTGGGATACCGTTCCTGAAGGTTTAACGCATGTAATAGCAGTAGCGACAGGTATCCCAAGACGTTCAGCCCACTCAGCGTTAGTAGCGACAGCAATAGATTTAAGGTGGTCAAGTGTAGCCTCCAGTCCTTTGTTTTTCAGTGTCATAAGCTGGTTGTCCATGATGCCAGTCAATGACACCCCAAGCAACCGTTCTTCTTCTGTGTTCTTCTGCCAAATCTTACGCAAGTAAGGGAACTTGGTGTGGGTTGATTGGATCGTACCAAGAATAGTTGCGATACGAACCTTACGTTCTAGTGTCTCCAAAGTATCTGTTGCACGAACCACACACTCGGTTAAATTGCAGAACTGGTATGGGCGTAAAATTATCTCGCTGCAAGGATTCGTACCGAACTCAAAGTTAGGATCACGACGACCATTCTTAGCTGCTTGTACTTTAGATGCCTGTCGGTTGAAGACACCACGTTCCCCTGAGCCACTTTCCACTAGAGCCATCCATTCACGCATGAATGACAAGCTATCTGGCTTTTCCGTGTAAGACACAGAGTTGTTAGCCAACGCACGTTGTGGATCGTTCTCCCACCATGAGCCTGACTTAGCATGACGCATACGGTCATCTGACAGGTTAGACAGAGAGATCATAGCAGAGCGGCGAACACCACCAACTACTACAACTTCACCAATCTTACACATGATGTCGTGACACTCAAGAGAGGACAACTTACGTCCCTTAGCTTCAGTGAACACACGAGTAACAAAGTTAAACAAGTCAATCAGAGGTGCTGGACCTGATGCACGACCACCAAAGGTCTTTAGCTTGGCTCCAGCGGGTCGTACATTAGACACATCCCACTTTGGCACTTCACCACTGTAAAGCAATGCAATGACCTGTCGTAGAGCCTTAGCCCAACCCTCTTTACTATCCTTAACAACGATTGTCGTATCACTCTTGAAGATTGTCTCAGGAACCTCTGGCAACTTGCTGATAAACTGACGCTCAACAGAGAAGCCCACACCAGTGCCACATAGCAAGATAAACATAGCTTCATCAAATGACTTAGGATCATCTACTGGCATGTAACTACAGTTGTAACCTGCCGTGTTATCACGGTTGAAGGCTGGGCCAGCGGTCATCAAGGCCCGCATTGATGGCATAACCTCAAGGTTAAGGATAGCGTTCTCAATGTCCTTGACGTAGCTGTCATCACCAGCGAGAGGCTTTACCAAGTTATCCATATAACGGGATACTGTCTCACTCCAAGACTCACGGCGTCCTTCTTTATCAAGCCATCGTGCGTAACGTGACTTGTGGATAAAGGCTTGGTAGTCTGTAGGGAGGTGGTTACTAATCATTATTCTTATTTCCTCGTTGTTGTTTATCTGCTTCAAGCCAGACCAATCGGTCAATGTCGCAACGATTAATGCCTATATCTTTTAGCTCTGCGTCTGTAAGACGGTTAAGCTCTTTAATCACACGACGATGTTCTGATCGTGTTGCCATGTAGTTAGTCAGTCGCCAAAGATAGTTCATACTAGATCACTCAGGTCTACCTTGGGATAATCTTTATTCTTCATCACTTTCCCATCCTCTCGAAACTGAATAGTTCCATCTGGTTGTTTCATTCGACCCATGTTGTTCTTGTGAACACGGGCAATAGCTTCTTCTAGGTCGTAGCCCATAGCCCTTGCACGACCATAAGCCACGTAAACTAAGTCTGCCAACTCTTTTAATTCCGCTACAGGGTAGTGGTGACCCTCAGCATCAAGCACCTCGTCATACCACTCACAAGCCTCCTCCCACACTAGGTTAATAGACATAACCTTGCTTGGGGTTTGTTTAGCTGTAGTAGCAAACTCCTCAACCATCTCAGCAGGTGTCATTGCATCAATATCATCTTGACTAATCATAACAATCTCCCATAAAACTCTGTTTTAGCCTCTGCCATTCCATCAAAGAGATACCAAGCGCAGTTGTCTTTACCAACGCTCTTACTTCCCTCAATCCATTTAACTCTGCCAACACTTACAACTTTCGTACAGTAAGTCATATACATGGCCGACTGCTTAGTGTGCATCCAATCCGCATCAAACAACAACCAAGTAGGGCATATGTCGAGCCAATGCTCAATGAACGGATGCAGTATCTTCCTGTCCCACGGTGGGTTAGTAATGCAGTAATCCATAACACCATAAGAGCCAAAGTCAAGGTCTAATGCGTCAGCTTCCTTGATATGGTCGGCTCTAGGTTCGATATCAGATTGAAACAAACATTCGCCATGTCCCTCCGTTAATTCAGTTATATGTTGTACAAGTCGTCCATCTCCCGCACATGGCTCTACATAATCAAATGCGTAAGGCAAGTGCGGGATCAATGGCTCAACAGCGGCTATTGGTGTAGGATAGAAGTCACGTTCAACCCTAACATAGTCACTTCTTTTTCCCATCTTCTCTTATCCATTCCTCTGGTATCAGCTTATCTGCGTAGATGTAACCATTCTTGTCACACCAATCCCCGTAGCTAGTCTTAGACCCTTTAGTGATCTTAGCCTTACTATTGCTGAAGACAAAACGGATGTCAAGCTCTGGATGCTGTTTCTTTACAAGTAAATGCTTCTTCCTATCGGCAGCAACGAACCTTCCCTTGCTCTCTACGATGATGCCATTGGGAAGTTCAAAATCTGGCGTGTAAGTTCTAATCTCGTGAACCTCATACTTGATCTTGAACTCCTCATACTTGAACGGAACGGACAGACTTTTCAGTTGCTCAGAGATACGATCCTCTAAACCTGATCTGTAGCCATACTTCAAGCTATTGTTCAACTAATAAAACCTCCACTCCCGCCTTAACTGCCCTACTAACCATATCTTTAGTCCCCACTCCACCACTGAAGGCTACAACTAAATCTGGCTTACCCTCATCTAACATTGTTTGGTTCCTGATAGGACCAGCTTTTTTCCCATACTTAAACCAAGCTGCGGGAAACTCTAGGCACTCCACCTTGCTTGAGGTACAAGAGTTGGCATAAACTTTTGCAAGAAAGTCAGCCCCCTTAGCCCCTCCCTGTATGATGGTGACGTTGTTTGACTTGAACTCTAGCAAAAGTTCGTCTAAGGTGCGCTTAAGTAGATCGTAGTCAAGAAAATCCCTACCTCCGCAAATTAAAATTCGGGGGGCTCCCACATCTCGTTGTCGTACCGTCTTAGCCATAGTAACCTCGCATTCTCAATAATCCTATCAACGTCTCCATCATAGGCTTTGAATACGACATCCCACATACTCTTTTCTGTGTCGCACCCATCTAACAGTTTATCTGCTTTCTTAGGTCCAATACCGTAAAGACCCTTGATGTTGTCTGCATTATCTCCAGTCAAGATTTGTGTATAAAAGAACAATGTTCCTTCTATTGGTGTAACCTTAGACCACTCTTTCCTACCAAAGTTATAGTGCCAACAAGGTAACTGTAACATGTCCTTATCAATGGATGCTACGACACACTTATAGTCAAGTGCAGCAGCAGCCTTAGATATTAGATCATCAGCCTCCTCATCGACACTAATAATGGCAGAATACTTATCTAGCAAGTGACTTCTAGTTAATCCCAGATACTTAGGCTTCTCCGTTGCTGCCCTGTTCCCCTTATATGGGGCTGACTTAGCAATGTCAAAGCGAAAGTTTGTTGATCCAGTTATGTATGTTTGGTAGTCACTCTCGGATGGGAAGGGAAAGTCAACGGTCTCACCGATAATAAAATCCATAAGCTCGTCAACTTTCGCTGTAGCATCCTTCTTAGTTAAGTCCTGAGTGGCAAAGGCTGCACGATAGGCCAAAATATCGCCATCGATCAATACCTTACCCTTCTTCGTCATTGTAGTGCCTCTCTCTGTGACAATTAGCGCACACCATTATGCACTTATCTAGTTCTACCTTAGCCCTATCCCAAGTTGATCTGAGTAGTGCTGAAGGGTTGTCCAGCTTCGTGTCCCCGTCTAAGTGGTGGAAGTCATAAACATAGTTAGGGTAAACAGTCTGACAGTCGTGACACTTTGAACCCATGTACTCGACTGCCTTCTGTTTGAGGGCCCTAACCCTGTCTCTGTCCTTCCTATTCTTCTTAGCGACCCAAGCTGGGTCAGAAGACTTCTTGGCATGATGCTCCCTAGCCTTAGCGTTAGCACAATCTCGACAGTAGTATCCTTTGCCATCAGGGGAACTGCCGTCAAGATTGAAGTCGGCAAGGTGCTTTTCAGTTTTACAGAGGGCGCACTTTTTTGTAGGTTCACCGTCGATTAGCACTTTGCCCTTACTCATTTAGAACTCCCCAAAGACGATATTACCATCATCCTTCTCAAAACCTACATCAACAACGTAGCTGAACCCTGCACCCTTCATAGCGTCAGTAATAAACTGTGCCATAGTGTAGAGGTCTTCTACTTCATCCCGACTTGCGCTTGAGCTACCCTCGTAGCCATCAAACTCTTTGTCGAACTGAAAATCAATACTTACTCGCACTACTTTATCCTACCATAAACAGTTGATCGTCTTCACTTGGAATTGAATTGTCTTCCCAAGCAACGTGATCTGTTACACCAATCGCAATCAATCGAACACCAGCACCACTAGCGTAGGTTTCAAACTGAACCTTAGCTTTCGTACCATTCCCAAGTGTCCCGTCATTCTCAAATGACCACCATGCCTTATTCT